CATTTTTAAGTAAACTTCCTAGTATTTTTGATTGGTTAGCATGAGCTTTACTAGCCTTTTTTAATTTACCTTGAACTTTTTTTACTTTTCTTTTTGCTACACCCGTTAAGGCCATCATCTACCTCCTACAAAAATAAATACGATAGATACAAGTTGTATAACCACACCTGCAATTAACATCCAAACCCGTCTGTCTATCTTATCAATTTGTGCTTGTAAATGTGTAAGGTGATTGCTTTCTAATCTTTTGATTACCTCTTCAAGCACAGACATTCTTTTGTCTAAATTATGTAAAAAATCTTTTTCTCTTTTTGTTGCCATCAACACTTCCATCGTCTTCTTGCTTGTCTTAATCTGCTGTTTGGATTTTTAGCTGCTTTTGGAAACTTCTTCATTTGTCCTGCACTTCTTGCACAAAATGATTTTCTTCTTTTAGCTGCCTTTGAACCCTTCTTAACTTTGCCAGTCACCGCTGTCTTTAGCTTACTTCCAGGATTATCCCGTCTGTATTTGGCAACACCAGCTGCTGTCATGCCCGCCCCACTTTTAGTGGAGCGGTAATATTTTTTTGTTCTAGGCGGTTGTTTGTCCCTTTTCCTAGCCATATTTTTCCTAATTAAAGAAAAAGGTTGCTGCTGTAATATTAGTTAATGTGCTAACAAATATATCACTAACCTTAATTCCTTCAGCAGGAATATTTACAGAATGAGTGTCTGAAGCATTGAAATCCAAATCCAAAACAGTAGCACCTCCACTTGCATCGGTTACAGTAAGTCGTGGCGTTCCAGATGCAGTTTTCAATTGTATCTGCCTTATTCGAGCAGGTCCTACAGCGAGTGAACCCGTTCCAGTAATTCTTTTTGCTTTTACGTCAGAGCCTGCCATTTAAGCCTCCTATTATTGGTCAGCAAAAGCTGGTACGTCTTCAGAAACTACGCTACCCCAAATATAGTAGTTTGTGCTATCTTTGCCTACTATATTTATTTCCATGCTGCCAAAATCTGTTAAGGTTAACTTTGAGTTAGAGCTACCGTTCGCATAAACGCCTACGTTGTCTGCGTTTGTGTCTAAATGCTGAATATTGCCTAAGAAAAAGTTTGAGTTTCCGGGAGTGACTATTATTAAATTTTGTGCTTCTTCAGCGGCTCCTGCATATATAAACTTAAAAGTAGCTCCTGCAACTGGTGCTGGTAAAGTTATTGTTCTGTCAGAGGCAAGTGCTGGAACAGCTAAAACTCTTCCGCTATGTGTAGCGTTATCTAATGTTTTATCCTCGTCACCTAGTGCAACTGGTGCATCACCCATAGTAATTACTTCTGTGATTGCTCCGGTAGAACTATTTTTACTTACAGTTTTAATTGTGCTTTCAGATCTTATAGGACCTGAGAAAGTTGAATTAGCCATATATGTCTCCTTGTCTTGGCTATTGTCGAAGTTAATTCTTCGTCAAGGTATTTCTATTATACATAAAAAAAGGGGCCTGAAAAGACCCCTTTAAAAATATTAGGATATTTTTATGCTCCAGGAGTTGCAAATACACATCTCCAGTCGGAAACACCAAAACTATAACGCTCTCTGGCTTTAAATCTCATGTTTCCTGTATCAAAATCGCCTTCCATAGCAGTTTTGATTGGTGCACGATTAAAATATTTAAAACCGTTTGGAGCATCTGTTTTAATGAAAAACGCATCTGTGTCTGTTAAGAAGTGGTTTACAACCGCTCCTTCTGGTAACATACCCATGTTTTTAATTGCGTTTGGATCATTATCTGAAGTTCCAACTCTAAGATTACTGTTCAACACTCTTTCAGCAGTAAACTGTAATTCTTTTGGAATTATAAGTTTTGTGCCTCTTACAGCAATTTTCAGTCCTCTTTCATCTTTGAAACCAGCAATATCAATCAATGCTTGCTCAAGTGATGTCTCATTCAAGTCAGAAGCAACTGATAAGATGTTACTTTGGTTACCATTGATGGTTGGGTGAGAAGATGACGCTAATGCAGCACCGTCACCAATCGCACTGCTTGTACTAAACGCATTGTTTAGAATAGCGGCAGCTTTGATCTGTTTGGTTTGTGCCATAGATCTAGCTAATGCTTTGGTGTATCTACTTGCAAGTCTATCATAAAGATTATCCTCAATAGCTTCCTCAGTGATTGAAAAAGCAAGAGCGATAGTCTCATGTGTATATCTTGCAGTAAATGTTTCTTGTGCATCGTCAAAGCTCACAGCTCCACCTTCTGATTTAGTCGGTGCAGTTGAGAAGCCTGCTAACATCACTTCTTCTTCGAACGCTCTATCTGATGATTCTTCATCAAATATCTCTGCGTGTTCATTTTCATACCTGTCGTACTCAAGCCCAAATAAGGCATTAAGACCAGGCTCTAGCTCTTTAGCTAATTGTGCTCTTGATATAGCCATACTCTATTCTCCTTATATACCTGCGTTGTCTGCTGTATTTACAGCAGCTGCAAAGCCTGAGTTAAAGTGTCCTAGAAGACGTACAATATACTGATGCCCCACTGCTGAGTAATCTGTATTACCTTCATCTTCATACAACCCTACTATTCTGACATCTAAAGTTCCTGTTGTTGCAGCTGTAGATATGTCAAGCATATCAGTAGACTGACCCGTGTTGGTGCTACCATTATTTACGCTTGCCATAGCAGCATTTGCAAAAACGTCGGCTAAAGCTGTCGCTCTATTTGTGTTAGTTCCATCTGCAACAACAGTAAAGAGTTGCATAGGATTGTCATATACAAACGCCTTAATAGGAAAGTTTGTATCAACACTGACATTATTTGATCCCGGCCAGAAGTTTTTAAATGTTGTCTTTTTTGTGCCTGAGTCGACATATTCAACACCATAAAAAACACCTAACGGGCTGACCGCTTGGTCGGTGATGTCTATAACTCCCGCCGCAGTAGGAATAACTATGCCACCCTGATAGATAGCATTTGTATTATTTGACGCAATTTCGTACTGAGTTGCTCCAGTAGTGTTAGCGGCATTACCTGTTAAACCTATTGGACGTAAACCATAGCCACCTGATAAGTTATTAGCCATTTAAGTCTCCGTTTAAGTTAAAAGTTAAGATTTTTTCCCTCCGAAACTTACGCGAGATTGACGGTCTGGTCTACTAATCGTCATAGTAGAGTGAGCATTTTCCCTCATCATATCCTGATCCACTGCCTGCATTTGATCTGCACTTCTTTCTGCAAAGTATGCAGTTCTTTCTGCTACAGTTTCTTCAGGAATACGAGCTAAAATTAATCCACCGACTCCGAATATACCCTCATATTTACCTGACTCTATAACTGGTGCTTCAAAATCTGGATATTCATCTTTTCTTACGAGTTCCCAACCTTCTCGTATTTTAGCAGAGATATTCTTTGTATCGTTAAATCCTCTGGTTTCCGCTCTTATCCAGCGATGTTTGTAGCCGTCAGGTGCAGGAGGTGCATCCAACATAGATGGTGGAGCCCACGGTTTTCTTGCAGCTGTCTTTTCTCTTGTATTAGATGTTCTAGGAGACCTCGAAATAGGTTTCTCAAACATTTCGTCTTGTGTTGCCATAATCAATTACTCCTTGACATATTTTGCGTACTCTTCAAGAGGTACATTTAGTTTTTTTGCTAACGCAACCTGTCTTGCTGTAAGCTTGACAGATCTCTTCCCACTACTGCGTCCAGAACTCGATCTTGACGCGGAAGCAACGCTCTGGACGGGTTTTTTGCTTTGCGTCTTACTAGCAAACTTATGAGGAAACTCTTCACTCATACGTCTGTCTAATTCAGTATAGTATTCATCGGTCTTCGGGTCAACACCATCTTGTTCTACTAATTCTTTATGTATACCAAAAGCAGCATAAGTCATAGCACTATCGTTACCAAACCAATCGTTTCTCTCAGCCCATGCCTGAGCCTTAGGATCTGGTGGCGGGGGAGCAGCAGGTTGTTGAGCCTGAGGCTGTACCTGAGGCTGTGCTTTAGCTTGCTCTACTTTTTTCTCTTGTGCAGCTTTAGCCTGACTTGCTCTATCTGCTTGCACAGCTAATTGGCTTATTTGTTTTTGAGCAGCTACGGCCGCTTCAGTATCACCTAATTCCATAGCGGATTTTAAAGTAGCTTCAGCCTGTGCCATTTGACTATCTACCCTACCAGTATATTCGCTTAAATAACTGGTATCCATTTTATTTAGCCGTTCTCTTAGCTCTTGGTTTTCTTTTTCCTTTTGTTGGGCGAACTTAAGGGCTTCGTCTGCGTTTTTTTCATGATCCCGCATTTTTTTTGTAAGCCTGTTAATACGCTTTTCAGTTTTGTTTTTAGCTTCTTCAAACTGGTCTTGAGCTGGTTCATCTTCTTGTACCACTGTAGTCTCAGCATTTTCAGCTTGATCTTGGACAGGGATTTCAACATCTTGAGCCTCCTCTTGCTGTTCATCAATCTCTAAATCTAATTGTTCTTCTTTTTTTGGTTGGTTCATATCTTCCTCTTAAAAATGTAAAATATCTTCAGGTTCTTGTATTTTGGCTAAAATCTCATCATCGTTCAGTATTCTAACTTCACCACCGTCTATTTTAAATCTTGAACCTGCGTATCGTGCGAACATCACCCAGTCTTTTTCCGCACACCAAGGACCACTAGGAAACTTCTCTGGATCTTTGTAAGCCATAGGACCCATCTTTAAAACAAATCCAACTTGTGTAGATATTTGGTTGTCTTCAACAACTTTATCTGGAAGGTATAAACCACCCTCTGTTTTTCCTTTACCCCTGTAAGGCAAAATAAGCAGCCTCCAGCCCGTTGGACTTGGCATCCGGTCTATTAGGCTCTGATCTGCTAAACTCGGGTCTAAGACCCTTTCTTGGGGCTCTACATACATTTTGTCTAATGCTGTATCATTCATCGTCTTTCTCCTGACGGTCCAGTAAACTTTTAAGTTCCTCGTCAACATACTCTAAAGCTTTTCTTTCACCCATGAGCTGTCGATACTGCTCCATATTTTTTACGCTGTCGTACAACAAAGCCTCAGAAATTTGTTTCTTTCTTTCATTTATAATACGAAAAACCGCTTCTGCAAGATAAATCTCACTTTTTGACATAATTAACTTATAACTTCCTACTTTGTCTTATATCTTCTTATACACAGTAACAGATTTAGTCTTTTTCTTCAACTATTGTTTGATCTTTTGGTGGTTCTTCCACAACTGTAAAACACACAGGGCAACGATAAACATAAGCGAGCTCTGTTTTGTTCATCGCAACCTTACATCTTTCACACAATATTGTTTCCATTCTATGACTTGTATGTATTCTTAAATGTCTAAATAAATCCTGCGTTATGTTTTTCTCACAGTTTTCTTTGCTTGCCTAAAGTTTTTTGCAGTTGGTGCACCTTTTTGTCCTTTTTTTCGCATACGCTCTCCACTACCAGCTGCAATTCTTTTCTTTTTCGCGTGTATGTTTCTATATAAACTCATTTTTTCATATTCTCCCTTGCTACACCTTTTGACTTTTCATAGGATCTCATTCCTCCCAATCCTAGTAACGAAAGGGTTAAGGTCATAAGTTCCCCCGTTTGAAGTTTTGGCAAACTAATTTCAGGCATCCATATCATAGTAGCCCATTCTGCAATAGGCATGATAAAAAATTGCGTTAGTAGGCCGAGAGCACAGATCCACATTATGGCGGGGCGGGCCCCGGCTACAAATATTGAAGGGTGCTTCGCCTGTTCAGCGTTAGCTGCAATTTGACCTTTCGCCAGCTCCTGAGCATGACGAGAGGCAAGCGTTGCCAATTCATGTGCCAATTTGTTCTTTTGATCTTTATCTTCTATAAATTTTCCAAGCAATTTTGTTGCTGGACCTATTAAAGCTTGTATCATTACCATAACCTCATTTCTTCATTTACTTTTACCAACTTTACAAAACAGTCATATTTTTTCGTATCATCGCCAATCCGCACGGTCTGGTTGTCAAGATATGACTTAAAATAGTCTGCTGTCTTCACTGACTGAAAATGTAAGGTGCCCGCTGGATTACCCGCCAAATAGCACATGAGCAGGAAGGCAGGCTTCATTTTCCATTCCTGTTCATATAAGCTGATGCACCCATATATACAGACACAATGCCGCCACCAGTGATATAAAAAAGATTACTAATATCGGCCAGTGCTTTAACTCTTTCGAGATCGACCAAGAACATTGCAATAGTAAAAGAAGCCATTGCAACCAGACTAGCTGTTGCCATACGCCTTTGTGCCCTTTGCTTTCGTAAATCATGCTCAAGTCTTTTTATTTCAGCCATGTGAGCAAATTCATCGTCTGAAACTACACCGTCTCCGTCCATATCGTATTTTTCATATTGAGAAGACTTCTGTAATTTCTTACTCATAGTAAGTCTTTAAAGTAGTTTGGATCACCGCGTACAAATTCGTATTCAGTCACAACGCCACCTTCTTTTTTCTTAATAGGCTTTACTAAATCACCGCGGCCCTGCTGCATAAGAAACTGTTCAAAACTCATAATATCTGAAGCTGGACCATCAAAAAATTCTTTCCTTAGGTCTTTTTCTGTTCTTTTATCGCTTTCTTTTGCCATTACTGACCTCCTTTTTGTTGTTTCATCATTTCACGCCTTTCAGCTGCATTAATTCTAGCAGCAGTCTGTCTTTCCTGACTATCAAGTCGCTTATCAAACTGAGCGTCTCTTTGCTGTACTTTCTGCTGCTCAAGACCTAATTTAGCCGCATCAATCTGTGCATCATTCTGTTCAGCCTGTGCTCTGACTTGAAGTTCCTTCTCCTTTAGTTGTACTAACGGATCAGGGCCTGGTGCCGATAGTTGAGCACTTAATTGTTTCAAGGCTGTCATGCCCTCTGCGACATATTGAGCTGTTTTTGCTTCTACGTCTAACATCTGCTCTTCTGACAACGCCTGACCACCACTGCTTTGTATCATCTCCACAGCTGCTTTTTCTCTGGCACTTATTCTCACATGATCCATAATATGCTTCTGTAAAGATACTGCAATCTGCGGTGTGCCTGCTACAAGGGGTGTTGAACCAAAAACCATGTGTGACATGATATGAGCTTCATGCTCCTGACCCTCAAAAGCTACCAAAGGCAGCATATCTAAAGCATCTATGTTTTCTGAAGCGGGATCTTTTGGCTCTGCTTCTGGCTCAGGTGTTCTTTTCAGTATTCTGTCAATATCTCTTACACCCAATGCCTCATACATATCTCTAAATACTTCATACATATTGTGCATTTCAGGTGCTGCTGTGGCCATCTGCATCTTGGTCTGTGCCAACGCTATTCTCTGAGCTTGCGAAAAGATGTTAGGATTAGATACAGGCAGCACATCTACTCTTTCATCAAAGTCTTCTGACTTTACTGAACTGTCCACGCCTGCAATCGTGTAAGGATAACTGTCTGGTAAAAACTCAGCCATAACATTAGCGAGCAGTTTAAATTCCAATCTCATGGCATAATGCAATCTTTTGTGCACAGCTGACATGACCCGTGAGCCTTGTTCCAACATAGCAATCGTAGTACCGACCGCTGCCTGCTGATTACCATCGCCTACTTTCATGTCTGTAATCGTTGCGAATCGCCGTCCAGCGTCAACTACAAAGCCTAAAAGTGCCATCAATGTCTGGTCTGGACCCTTAAAAGGTAAAGACATAAGACTGGCTTTAATATCTCCCCCCGGTGCATCGACGTCTCTAAACTCTCCCGGCTGTAACGGTTCGTCATCATCCCTGATCCGTAGGCCGCGGGCCTTAAATCCTGCTGGTAAGTTTGATAGCGTTCCTGCATCGATTAACTGTCTTAGTGCAGCTGTCGCTGTTCTTGATAGTCCGCCTATGGTATGTATTAAGCCTAGTCCGTAAAACCCGAACCCCGGTAAAAACTTGTAGTGTACAAAATATTGTATCTTTTTCTTTTTACTATCATCTTCCTTATAATTCCTGCGTATAGATAAAACCTGACCGTTGTCCTGAGAAATCGTTACAACGTAAGGTACCTTGATCCCCGTTGCTTCGCCCTCCTCATTCTCTTCTTCAAATCCTTCAAGGTCTAAATCCACATGACACTCAAGTAAAGTACAATCATAATCGACATTAGACTGATACATACCGTCTATACGCTCTAACTCCTCTTTGACAGAAGAAGTTTCGCCTTGTGCTGGTATAACAGGTATATCTCTGTAAAAACCCGATAGTTGTCTTTTTCTGAGATCATTTAAGCTCATTTTGACAACATGAGTAATATTAGGACAGGTCTCTAGATCAGATGTGCTGTAGGGTACAACTAAATCTTCAGCCGGTATAAACTTACTGACAGCTCTATCTAAGTTCTCATCGTAGTAAACTTTTTTAAAGGTTGAGCCTGCAAGTGGCAAATAGAACAGCATCTGGTCAAACTCAGGCGTATATTCTTCCATAACAGAAGTTATGTAGTAATTCATAAATTCTTTTACTCTTTGAGCCTGATCTTCTTTTTCTGGTGTGCTTGTTCCCATGACAAGAGTTCTAACTGGACCGCCCGGTGGAAGGAGCTCATTGAAAGCTTGTGCTTGGAACTGTGTAGCGGACTCTGCAAGTAATGGATGAGTAACTCCGCTGGCACCCCTAAAGGGTTGGGATCTTTCTTCGTAACTAAATCCAAGTAATTCAAGACCATTGGCAAAGGCATCTTCCCACTCCTGTCTACTGCTTTTGTTTTCTTCAAACTCACCTGTTAACTCACCTGACAAACGGCCAAGCTCTTCATCGGACATATCTTCTGCTAAATTAGCATAAAAGTCACCGTCCATACCCTTATTTTCACGAGGGTCAAAATCAACGACTACACTGCCATCTTCTTCTTCCACAATCTCTACGTTGTCTGGTATTTCGTTAATGTCCATACCCTCAGGTATTTCAACATCCATTTCAGCTTTAAGTTCTTCTTCATCTAGTTGAGTTGGAACTTTATCCACCATGCTTGGTTTATCTGCCATCTAAGTCTCCTTCCGAGAACTATACCATATATTTGATAAAAGGTTCAATACCTTGTGTACCTCTAAACATATTAACAGCTTTATCTTTCATTTCAACCACGCCGCCTTTAGCCTTATTTTGTTTTTCTCTATCTTTTCTCATTTTTTCTAAATATTTACTTCTTGCACTCATAACTTGAATATAGCTTGGGTCCTCAATTCCTTCTAAGTCATATGTTCTTTTTCGTCGTTCATTGAAATAAGGTTTGGTTGGATCTGCAAACTGAGTAGGAAAAAGATCTGAATAACCTTTGATTGATGCACCAGCTGGAGCTGACTTTGACATTTCCAAAACAAATTCTTTAGTGCCTGGTTGGTCCAACATCGTAGTATTAAGTAAATTAAATATTTGTTTTAATTCTTTTAATGTAAAATTATTTTCTACATCCTCTGCATCTTCATTAAATAAACCTCTGTCGGGATACATATTATTCATTTCTTGTTTAAATTTATTTTTACCTGATTGCTCCATGTAGAAGTCTGTAGATCGTCTAATTTCTTTTAATAAAGCTCTCTTTTGATTTCTCTCTACATATTTAGATTCAAATTTTATAGCATCTTCTGCGAGCTCTTTTTTAAAATCATCAGATTTTGGATCATTTAAAATTTTTCGAGCCTCATTAATAGCTCTGTTAGCGTAAATTGAAGACTGTGTTAGCATATTATCTACATAAGCTTTGTTAACTATAGCTTGGATGAATCTATGTTCAGCACGACCGGGTTTTGTTTCATCACCTATGTTTGCATAATCATCTGTGTCTAACTTTTCTCTCAAAGTTTTTATATTTACGTTAGGATCTTTTTTTAAAGTTTCTGCTCCCTTGTGTAAAATTTCGTGCATAATTATCATATCAGTAGGACTTTGAAAATAATCATCTGCTACGGTCATTGGCTCTACGACTACCATATTATCCAAAGGAAAATACATACCTCTAGCAATACCCAGACCTCTTATTTGTTCTGTTAAAGCGTCTTTTTTTTGTTTTTCGGTCATATCGTCCGTTACTGTTGGATATATTGTCAAAAAATCAGATAAAGTTCTGTTATCTCTCAAACCAGCTTGCATCATTTTGTAAGCCAGTGGATCAAAGCCTACCCTGTTAATTAATTCTAAACCCATTTCCTGGTCAGCAAGTTCTGAAAGAGCCTCTGCCTCTGTCTTGGCAGGAATTATTTTTGGAGCTTGCTCTTCAAATATATTTCTTTCTGGCTGAACCTCACCTCCAGTTTCAAGATACTGTGCAAAAGGTCCTATGCCCCGTGGGCCGCGGTTCATATTGATTGCCTTGTCTTTCATTTCAACCACGCCGCCTGCTTTCATCATAAAGTCTGGATCGTCAAAAGCTTCAGGGTCTTTCTTAGCAAAGGTTCCCTGCAAAACCTTCGGCTTGCCTTTGGGTCGGTCTATTAACATCTCAAAAGATAACTGACCTTTATCTTCAAACTCATTTACATAAGGAACATGGGTAAAACCTTTTTCTGCTAAATCTTTAGAAACTTTATCAATAGCGTTTCTAATTTCTGTCACGCTAAAGTTGTCTGTTTCTAATAACAAATCATCTTTAGTAAAATTATCTCCTAATATTTTTTTTAGCCTTTCAACCTTAAAGTCCATAAGTTCACCTTCAGTAAAAGGCTTTTTAGTGTTTGGATTATTAAAAGGTCTAGTCAAATTAGCTTTTAAAGGGATTGAACCGCCTTTTAAATCTGAATCTGTTTTCAGAATTAACTCTCCGTCTTTTGTAGTTACGCCTCCAACTTGACTTACAAAACGATCTTGAGCTCCTTTTGGAGTAGAAGATACATGAGGTCCAAAATCATACAAAGCTTGCTTTGATTTATCAAATTTCGTGAAACCTGGATTTAAAGTAAAATGATAAACCGGTGTTTTAATTTTTCTAAAAGGATTAATGGCGTCCATGACAAATTCTCGTTGATCGCCTATGCCCCTGCCACCCGGTATCTCATTAATCTTCAGATCTCCAGCAGCTGTTCTTAGAACGTCCTTATAGTCTTTCCCGCCCTGCACAATAACCTTGTCGTACCCCATCATGGTATTTCTAATCCTGTTTAATTGATCAGGATCGTTTTTAAATGCCTGAGCTTTTGCTTTTGTCATTTTCTCATTATAGTTTTTCAATGGGGTGTTCGATCTTATAAGTCCGTGTTTCGCGGACATAATAGCGACATCTACGTTTTCTGGGACACCTTGAGCTTTAAGCGTTTGAAAAACAGGACCTAAGTATCTATCTATCGCTTTCATGTCCTTATCATCAGGGCATTTTGTTTCGCTACAGGATATGATCAAAAGCTTACGTCCTTGTTTTGTTTCCGGGTTAAACAAACTACCGGGCCCCAAACTATATGTTTCATCACCTTTTGTGGCAAAACTTAATTCTTCTTTCTGATCTTCTTTTTTTACAGCTGAAGGAAAGAGCTCTTCCTGACCAAGCTCTCTTGCTTTTTCTATGTCAGGAACTTTTCCAGGAGTTGATTTTGTTGGGTCTTTACCAAACCCTGCCATCAAGATAGAAGTGTCTACACCCTCCGCTGCTGGTTTTGGACCAAGATAAGGAATGAAACCCTCAAGTCCTCTTTTGGCACCTCTTGCAAAAGGACCTACGCCCGGAGCAACCGAAGCTGTGCCTAATATACCTAAGCCAAGACCTAACAACGCCTTTTTGTAGTCCGGATCTTGCATTAAAGTTTTAGCTTGAGATAAAATACCCGGTAGCTCGTAAGCCGCTATAGCTTCACCTGATACGGGCATCATAGAAGCACCAAAATATTGTCCTTCCGCAAATGCTTCCGGATCTTCTTTGTAAGCTTGCTGTTTTGCTAAATAGCTAGTCATCTCTTCCTAAAACTTGTGAAACTTGAGCTAAGAGCTTCGGGTCCTGTGCCGGGGCCCCTGCTTGTTTCATCATTCTTTTTAAAACTGTCATGTTTCTGTCAGGTGGGATCTCTTGTAGCTGTATGGTTGTTTGCTTCAAAGTCTCAATACCGGCATTACCACCCATACCAAGTCCTATTGAACGGATACCCTCTGATTCCATCGGTAGTTCTGTTGGAGCTTCATAAGTAATATCACCTATGTCAACATCATAAAGAGGTGGTGCCATACCCTCGTACTGTTCTTCTCTTAAATCAAAGACTTCGGGCTGTGTTGCTCTATCCATCAAACGATCAAATATGTCGATCTCTGGTAGCTCCTCTATCGTTTCTTTGGTTGCATTTTTTACTACTGATTTAGCCATTTTATCCTCAATAATACGCTCTAACTTTGACAGAATCAACCTCATCGCCCCAATCGTCACTTGGTAACTGTACAAAATTACCCTGACGATACCTCATTAAGGCCTGTGTCATACTATCTACAAGGTCATCATACTCTCCATTTGGAAAAGCTGCAACCTCTTCTATCATTTCGTCTGCAAAAGTTTCATCGGGGGCCCAAACCATACCCGCTTCAAACAATGGAGACACAGAATGTACCCTCGATACCTTATCGTTACCTTTACTTGGCGTAAAATTAACCACAGGAATACCCATGTTCCGTAGTTCGTGGGTCAAGGGCATACCAGAAGCCTTCGCTTCTACGATAACTGTCTCTGGGTCCCAATATTTATACTGTTCCAATGCCAAATCCTTTAATTCAGGAAAATCCCACCGACCTTTTTTACTATCAAGCAGAATTAAGTTAGGTTGGCCGCCCTCTTCCTCTGGATAAAACACGCCCCATGTCGTAATTGCACTAAAATCTGCTGTTTCTCGCTTTGAAAACGCCGTATCGTAACTCTGAATAACATATTGTAGGTTAGGAACCGCTGTTTTTTCCCATTTTCTCCACCATTCACGCTTGATTATCGCATTTTCTTCACCAGTGGGGTTTTGTTGGTACTGCGCGTTCCATTTACTAGGGGGTATTGACGCTTTTACCGCCGTTAAGTCATCTAAGCTCCAATATTCGGGCCAACAGGGCTGTCCGCTTTCAAAAATAGCCGGTAGTTCCACGACTTCCCACTGATCGGCCAACGGGTCTTTAGCCATAGAACGCATCAACTGACCAGTTAAATCTTTTTCGGACCACCGGGTCTGCACGAGTACAATCGTCCCACCCGGTTGCAGCCTCTGTCGGGGGCCCCCAGTGTACCATTCCCAAGCATCTTCAAAACCATTGTTACTCATAGCCGTTTGTTCTGAGTGTGGGTCATCAATAATTACTAAATCACCACCACGACCAGCTAAGTTTGAACCAACGCCGACAGCATAATACATACCGCCTTTATTTGTGTCCCATCTTCCAGACGCTTTACTATCGACAGCAAGTTTAACGTCAGGAAAAATTTCGTGAAACTCATCCGTGTCCAAAAGATTTTTTACTTTACGTCCAAAATTTACTGCAAGTTCTGTTGTATGTGTCGCTTGGATAATTTTCATATCAGGGTTCCTACCCATCATCCATGCAGGAAACAAAAAAGAAGCAAACTCTGATTTTGTATGACGGGGTGCCATATTAATAATAAGTCTCTTTAGTTCCCCATTCGCAACACGCTCTAATTTATCTGCTATAATTTCATGGTGTCTGCCTTGAATAAAAGACGGCCATATCATTTTTACAAATGATAAAAACTTTTTTTGACAAGTTTCATTCTTCTGTAACTGAGCTAACCTTAGTTCTAGTTTTAAGCGTCTCTCGTCCTGTCTTGTAACATCCATGTAGGGGCCCCTAGCCTATCTAAATATATGCGATTTATAGCTTATTATAATATAGTTAACGCCTATTTCAAATTTTGTCTAATTATTTGTGAAAAACTTGGCCCATGCCTGCGTACCCACGCCTGTGTGGTCGCTTGATTTTTTTCAATTTTTCCTGATTCTTGGCTTGTGAATTAAACTTAATTATCTGGGAGTCTCTAACAATTTCCCACGGTTCACGGTTCACGATTCGGCGTTTAATTGCTGTTTAATTCGTGGGTCTGGGTTCAGCTGTTGCCGTTCTTTCTCCAGACTCCACCGTTCTTAATTCGTGGATCTCGGTTTAATTGTCTTGGTAGTTGATTCGGTTCTCATACGTTTTAAAGCTCGGTGCTTGGCGTTTGGTCGCTTGTTTAACTATTTTAAACTTAAATAGCTTAGAACAGCTATAAGAAGAACAGCTGTAAGAAGAACAGCTGTAAGAAGAACAGC